ATAATCTGCCTGATTGCTGTTTTGTAAACTCTATTGAGTGAAAGTTTGGTTTACCTTCAATTCCTAAACTGCTAATTGCTGCAATATCTACATAGTCATCAATCTCAGGATCATAAACCCTGTCTTTGTTTGGAGCAATTACTATAAAAGGCATTTGAACTTTTCCAGGATTTAAAGGATCTTCTTTTAATCCATAGTACTTGAATATTTTTATATCATCCCTTTTAAATTTAGGAGGATTTTTAATATTGTTGAAAATTTTTGTTTTTATCATTTTGTTGGTTTTTAAATTAAAAAAAAAGAGGGGAGGTTAATCCCCTCTCTTAATAGGTATATTAGAATCCTGTTACAATTGCACAATGTTCTTTTCCTAAAACTTCAAGACCACAAATAGCCTCGTAGTTTACGTCTAAGATTGCATCAGCACTTGTAGGTGTTGGAGCAAGTCCACCAGTTAAAGTTTCTCTGAAAGAGAAGTTGTTTCCATCTCCTTCTAAGTATCTAACTTGTAGGTAATCTTGTGATCCACCGCCACCAGCAACTTTAATTTGTCCTGAAGGTACTAAGTACACTTCTGCACCGTTTCCAGTTACAGTTGAACCTAATTGAGCATGATTTAAAATTGATAAAGATTTTTTGTTGAATTTTCTTCCGTATAATTTAAAAGAATCAACACCTAAATCGATATCTTTTCCGTCAACGCTAAATCTTGCAGACGTTAAACCTGCTGAAGTTAAACCGTTTAGGTAGTTATCCATTTTGATATTAGCACTTGTTCCAAGCCACATCCAGTAATCTTTTGGCGCTCTTGCACTGTTTAGTGCAGCAGTTAAAGATTCCATTGTAGTTTGAACATTCGTGTCAAAACCATAAGGTGAACCTGAATTTAAGATTCCTCCTGATTTTAACTCTTCTCTAAGACCATTTGTAGTCTGTACTGCATTTCCAGCAGCATCACTTAATGCACCAGAAGTAATTCCAGCAAATCCAAATGGAGATTTTTTACCAAACATTAATGAGTTAGAGATATCTCCTCTAAATCTTTGTAATGCTTCGTATGCTCCTTTGTACATGAAGTAAGGCTTACCTTTATACTCTACAGTTACTTTAGTTGCTTTTGCAACGTCAGAAATTCTGTAAGAATTTTTAAAGATTTGCACTCCATTTTCTTGCTTAGTCATACCATACTTGATAGCACTTGGAGATCCTGATCCTTCACCTTGAGCATTAGAAAATACTACTAAAGTAGATGCAGCATCATAGTCTGTAGCAACACCTGCACCATCAACTGGTACTAGAGTTACTGTATTACCAGCCTGTGAAATTGCTTTTACTTGATAGATATTTCCAGACGCACCCATTGCTAAGTCTCCTGGTCTTGCATTACCTGCTCCTGTTGAAGCAGCGATATCGATTCCTGATTGTGTTCCTGTTCCAGAACCACCAGTTGATCCGATAGTTATAACATTGTTTGAATACAATGCCTCATTTACAAAGGCGTGGTATACAGGCTGACTAGTTGGTTTCATTTTACCAAGAGCCTGCATTACGTCTAAGAATGATTCTTCTTCATTCTGTATATCTAATACAGATGAAAGTATTTCTCTTCCTTGTACAAATGAATGATTTAGGAAGGATAACGAACTTATATATTCCGCACTTACTGACATAATTTTTATTTATTTAAAAGGTTTTACTTAATTATTTTAACATTATTGCCTCCTCGCATAATCTCACCGATTATACCCTCAACCGCAGTCGCTGGTTCTTTATATTGTGGGCTACTCTTAGTAACCTTAGATGGGTTTTTAAGGTCTTTAACAACCTTTTCTTGTCCCAAACCAACACCATGCGATATCAAAGACTGGTTGTAAGTTTCTGGATCTAGTGCGTATGAAGCAACTTTATACCATTTATCAAAATCTATAATACCTTTTTCATCTTGAAATAAAGCAAAAAACTTAGTTGAATCCAGCGCCATATCTTTCAATTGCTCTGGGTTTTCTATTTCATATGAAAAAGACTGATCATTATAATCCACAAGGATTCTTTTATTCTCTAAAAGATCTCTTGTAGTCTTATTAGTGTTCACAGACTCAATAAATGCTGTTTGTTGTGCCTCGGCCTCACTATTATCCTCTGGCTTACTTTCAGGTTGTATGAAGTTTTTTTGTTCGTCAACAAGCGTCTTTCTAAGTTTATCGGCATCTGCTTTCAACAGTTCCTTACCTAGTTCAACTTCATCCTCATCAAACCTATCGGCATCTAGAGAATACTTATTAATTATATCTCTAAGATATAATCTTTCAATTGCCCTGTCTGATAGAGTTGGATTCTGACTCTTTAAATTATGTCTCATAATTTTTTGGTCAGTCATCTCTTCAAAGTTCAATGACGTAGCCTCTAAATATGGAGTCAATGACCCCGTTTTGTTATAAAATTCAACAGCATCTTTTATGAAGTCATCTTTGAAGGATGTTTTTTCTGAATCTCTCAGGCTCTTGTATTCTTCAAATAATTCTTCTATGGTACTAGAAGTACCTCCTGTCAAATCTTTAACAGCATTATCTATAGACTCTACTAATTTGTCACGAGAATCGTCTTCTTGTGATTCTTCAGTATTATCTACAGGTTGTTCTGTTTCTTCCGAAACAGTTTCAACTTCTTTATCCACCTCGTCTGGTTGTTCTTGAGTTTCCTCTACAACTTCCTCAGTGTTATTTTCTTTTACCTCTGTTTTTTCTTCAGAAGTATTCTCTACCTCTGTTTCTTCAACAGATTCTTCTTGAATAACAGGAGTCGTTTCCCCTGATTCATCGACCTTTTTTAATTGACTAGGGTCAAAGTCTGTAAAATCATCCATGTCTATGTTTTGTTGGTTATGTAAACTTATGATTAGTTATAATAAATGTTTGTAAAATTTATGATCCTACAGCAGGTTGACTTGTTTGAGGCAATTCTTCCTGCATCATTTGCATACCTGCTTCTTTTGTAGGTAAATTGTCATATGCTGACGCTTCTAACTTTGTACCTGCTTTAAGTTCTTCTATTTGCAACTCATGTTCATGTTTAGATTTTTGAATTTCTAAATCTAACTGATGTTTTAGTTTTTCCATTTCTGCTTTCATTTGGAACTCCATTTGTATGGTTTGCTGTTTTGCTTGTTCCGCAGACTGCGCAGCCTGTTGCTGGATTTGACCATTCATTTGTTGTTGCTTCATTGACCTTTCTTCGGCTTCTTCTCTTTTCTTTTTTATTCTATATGCAAGAACCTGTTGTGCTTGTTTTATATTGTTTATGTTTTCTATAAACACCGCATCTTCAAAATCAACTTGACCTTGTGCAACACTAGCCTGTAGTATTTGCATTAATCTCGCTCTTTGCTCATCACTAGGTCTATCTTCTATGGCTACCCCAAATTCATACTTAGAAACCGTTGGAGACATTTTAAAAAACTTCATTGATTTATTTCCTAAAGATCTAACATATCCTTCGATTGGTTTTTTCTTTATAGAATCCTGTAATCTTACTATCGTTGCAGCAGCAACTTTTTCTAATAAATGTCTTTCTCCTTGTTCTAAATGCGCTAAAGCATTTGATGTCGCTTGGGCTGCAAGTTTTGCTGTAGTTGTCAAACTTCTTGCATCTGGTGTTGAACCATCTGTAAATTCATTAAGACCTGTTATTTGTCTAATCATTTCAATATTGTTTTGAATGATTTGATAATAACTTCCAGCATCTCTACCTAAACCGTTTTCTAATTCTTCTATAGGTCTATAGTTTGTTGGTCTTCCTCCAGCATCATTACGTCTATAAACTAAAGTTCCTGTTTTATTAAACAAGTCTAAAACATCCATTGGTTTCATTTGATTTCCTCCTGCTCCTAACGGAATGTCTTCTAATGCACCTAATTCAATCATAATACCTTTTGGCCTTGCTTGATTAATTGTGTTTTGAAGCCTATACCATGAGATTTGAATTTGATCTGCTATTGGTATAAGTTGTTCCATTATACCTAACGGTTTCATGTTATAAAAATCTGGAGAAAATAAATGAAAAGATAAATCAGTGTCCATCAAGTTTGATTTAACTCTTTTCATGTCAGAGCATAAACCATAATTAAAACAATAATCAGAATCTATAATCCAAGATATTTTGTAAACTACCTTAAAACTAGATCTAACAAACTTGTTTTTCTTCTTATTAGAATCGTAGTACTTTGCTCTGCCAAATTTTTTATTTCCTCGCCTGTCTACTCTTGATTCGTGAACCATTTGGTTTACTGAGAAAAACTCTAACTCTAATACCTTAACCTTAGAGTCATCATATTCTTTAAAGTGACCTCTATTAGAAGGATACATTTTTGCACTTCCTTTAGATCCTGAATATTTTTCAGCAATATCTTGATATTCTTTTTCGCTAAATTGTTCTCCTGCTCTTTGTTTTAAATCAGATATAGACATTTCAGTTACCTCACCTACATGTACTTTGTCAGAAAAATCTCTTTTATTACAATGACTTACTAATAAGTTAGAAGGATTTACCTTTCTGATTTTTACAGCACCATTACTATCTATATATTCTTTATATCCAGAAACTCCATAATCAAACAAATCTTCTAAAACACCTTTTCTTTGTTCAGCCATTTGATTAGTTTGGAAAACTAAATTTATTCCTTGTTCCATTTCTATAGACGCA